ATTACCCTGGGGGCGGTTGAAACGGGTTCCTATCGTTATGAGGTTTACGATACCTCTTCCACGGTTAGCGCAGCCGTTGCGGTGGTTGAAACGGGCTTGGCGTATGTACAGGTAATCTCGCTAACCTTTAACACCTTCGCCAATACCATCCAATACAATGTTTACGGCGCAAGCGCTGTCAGCATCTTTGATTCCACCTTTGACCAAACATTTCAATGAGCGTACAAACCCGAAGCCAGTTGACGGCATCTGCCGCAACCATCACCAACGAAACGACCGCCGCAGCCAATACCGCCGCCCGTGTTGGTGGCCTCTTTGACGACCTTGCCGATACCGCCACATTGGACCGAGAACGGGGCGTTGCAAGCCTACACATAACTTCGGCGGTGTCTTTTACCCCGACCCTCAACACGGCGGTTAAAATCACATCAACAATGACCGCTGGCATTGTCAGCACTTACAACTTTACGCAGAATGCGTCAAGCATCACATATACGGGGGCAATTTCAGCAGCCGTCAGGGTTGCCGCTCAAGTCGTTTTTTCGGGTCAAAACAACCAAGAATACATCGTTTACATCGCCAAGAACGGCAGCATTATCAGCCAATCCGCATTCAACCAAACAACGCAGGGATCGCACTCGCACGGATATATTTCCGAAGCATACCTAAACGCCGCAACCAGCGACGAGTTCACGGTGTATCTCAACGCCGTAGGTAGTGCCGCAGCCATCAGCATCAAGTCCCTCACCTTCACCGTCCACACGCTATGAGCAGTATAAAGCAATCGTTCACCCAATGGCTTGGGATTGAGCATAAAGTCCCCGTGATGCTTGAAAACAAAGCGGGAAAATACATCACCTACGGGGCGTTCAACGAATACCCATACTATTTGCTGGACAACTACCGAAGGAGCAGCAAGCACAACGCTATTGTGAACGGCAAGGTCAACTACATCGTGGGCGGTGGATGGCAACCAGGCGAAAAGATGACGGTGGAGCAACAAGCCCGCTACGCCAAGTTTTTTGACGGCTTATCCGAGCATGATGACCTAAACGACATCACCGAAAAACTCGTCCTTGACTTGGAAATCTTCAATGGGTTTGCGGTTGCCATCACTTGGAACAAAATGGGAACCATTGCGAAGATGGAACACATCCCCTTTGAAAAAATCCGAGTGGACAAGGACGAGCGGATGTTTCAGGTCGCCGATTGGTACAACGACGACATGGTCCAACTATATCCCAAAATTGGCGATGTAGAGAAAATCCCCGCCTTTGATGCTGACAACCGCATCGGCAAGCAACTGTTCTACTATCGGGTGTATGCCGCAGGCGTGAAGTCCTATCCGCTCCCCGAATACATGGGAGGGCTTGCATATATCGAAGCGGACTGTCAAATAGCCAACTTCCACAACAATAACCTCCGCAATAACTTTTGGGGCGGGTATTTAATCAACTTCAACAACGGCATCCCGACACCCGAAGAGCAGGGCGATATTGAGCGTCAAATCAAGCGCAAGTTCAGCGGGACCGATAACGCAGGTCGCTTTGTGGTGACCTTCAATGACGATGTGTCCAAGGCTCCCACCTTGGAACCGCTGACTCCATCGGATATGGACAAGCAGTTTGAAATTTTGAACAAGACCGTGCAGCAGGAAATCTTTATCTCGCACCGTGTCGTGAACCCAATGCTATTCGGCGTTAAGACCGAAGGCCAACTGGGAGGCAGGCAGGAACTGGTGGAGGCGTACGAGTTATTTAAGGCTACCTATGTGAACGACCGAGTTCGCAAGGTGGAGCGGATGATTAACTACTTGGGTAGTTTCAACGGCGTGGAGGGTATGGAACTTATCCCCGTAGAACCCATCACCGAGCGACTATCCGAAGCAGCCCTGCTGCAAATAATGACCCCGGAGGAATTACGGGAAAAAGCCGGCTTGCCGGCATTGGAAAAGCAACCCGCCGATGTGGTTGGACCCAATCCCCAGCCCGACGAGCAACCGCAAACACCTGCACAACTAATCAACGACAACATCAAGAAACTATCGGGCAGGGAGTACCAGAACTTGATGCGTATCGTCCGCCATTATGCCCAAGAGAAAATCACCTTGGAGATGGCCCGCACGATGTTGTCCGCTGGATTCGGGTTGACCCCTGAAGAAGTGAACACCCTGCTCGGAGTTCAGGAGCAAGCGTTTTCCGAGCCTACATGGGGCGAAGAAGACACCGAGGACTACGGATGGGGGGAAGAGGAATTTAAGGTCTTGGAGGTGGTCGCAAGCAAGTTTGGAAGCAATGCCGACGACTATGTTGTCATGCACAGCAAGCCTATGCGCTTTGATGCCGATTTAGACGACCAAGTGCGTCAAGCCTTCGCTGAACTTGGGGAGGAGGAGAAGGAACTGGACGAGAAAATCGAAAGGTACCGCAAGAAGAACCGTGACGCAAGCGTGGAAGAAATGGCCAAGGAGTTCGGGGTGAGCAAAGCCAAGGTCGCCAAGCGGGTGGCTTACCTAATCACAAAAGACCGCTACCCCATCGCCCGTGCCGTGGACCAAATTGCAGAGCAGAACCTGCCCAAGAACATCAAGGAGGTCGCAGAACCTGTACTGGAGGTCCGCTACAAATACGCATGGGCGGCAGGATTCAGCAACAAAGACAAACGGACCAGCCGTGAGTTCTGCAAGGTCATGCTGGACTTGGCCGACCAAGGGAAGGTCTATACACGGGAGGACATCAACGGCATTAGCAACATCATGGGCTACTCCGTATGGAATCGCCGAGGTGGATGGTACCATACCGCCAGCGGAGTGAATCGCCCCCAATGCCGCCATGTATGGGAGCAGCAAATCGTCATCCGCAAAGGCAATAAAATCACAAAGGCATGAAGGCACTCTTTATCAGCGAACAAACCCTGCTGGACAATAGCGTCATAAACGAGAATGTATCGTTCACGCAGATACGGCCTACGATCGTCAAGGTGCAGGAGATGCGGATCCAACCAATAGTCGGATCGGCCTTGTACTCGGAAATGGTGACGCAGGTGGTCAGCGGCACGACTTCTGCACTCAACACCACCCTACTGGAGGACTACATCCAACCCGCCATGGTGCAATGGCTCTACTACGAGTTGCCCATGGTGCTTGCCTTCAAATACATGAACAAGGGAATGGTCCGCAGAACCAGCGAGGAATCTTCCCAAATGTCCATGGACGAAATCACCCGCTTGACGGACAAAGTGAAGAACGATGCCGAGTGGTACTCCGAGCGCATCACCCGCTACCTCATGGAGAACCGCACCGACTACCCCTTGTTCAACTCACCGCCATCGGCTCTTGATACTATTTATCCCAACGGCACCAACTACAACACGGGCATGGCCTTGGATGCAAGAACCCTGCGCCGTGGTGCTGGCTTGGACCGCCCTTGGCCTTACGGATATGACCCCTATTGCAATAACTGTTGAACCCTATGGGCGCACACGCAAAAAACATTTTGAAACTACAAGCCTATGTCTTGGATAAAAATCAAGCAAGCACTCCTTGCGCTTGCAAATGCCCATCCCCAGGTAAACTCCTTCGGGACGGGCGACCCGCTTGCAATCGGAACGGACAACACGATAAACCTTCGCACCCCAAGCCGTGAGCGAATCGTCTATCCGCTCGTATTTGCGGATGTGCAGTCAGCGACTACTGACTTGGGTACTCTCAACCTTACTGTGGGGGTCTATTTTTCTGACAGAGTTGAATCCATTGCCACGATGGGTGGCGTGGTTTCGGGCAGTCCGACGCTGGGTTGGCAAGACAACGAAGACGAGGTTTTGAGCGACCAACTGCAAATCGCTCAGGACTTCATTTCAAGCCTTACAAACGACCCGACGCAAGAGTGGACCCTAAGTACCTCCGTATCGCTTACGAGGTTTGTAGAGAGCCGAGATGACCGCACGGCGGGGTGGGTGGCCACGATGTCGTTCCAACTGCCGTATTCGCACTCCGTTTGTGAAATTCCCTCCTAAAATACATTTACCCTAAAGCAGAAATATGCCAACTCCAATCTTACAACAAATGCTCGGACAGGGCGGTTCCATGCGATTCGTGGACGCTGCGGTATCGGGCCAAAACTTTGACTTCATCGTGGTGAATGCTGCCGCTACCTTTACGACCCTCACGGGTTCTGGAGGCGAAGACCTGCTGACCGCTTACGCTTTGAGCGGCAAGTCCGTGTCCGCTGGTATCGTCATCAGCGGCAGGAACGGCGGGAAGATTACTGCCGTCACTCCATCGGCAGGCAGCGTCATCGGATATACATTCCTCTAACCATGCTGATAGGCTACGGCTACGGCTACCCCCGCTCCATGGTGATGGGCAAGACCCCCGCAGAACTTGCGTGGGATGCCTTCAACGCCCGTGCTACGACCGACGGGGCAGCAGCGGCAGAAGCCGCCGTCAGCGGTTGCCTGCAAGCCCGATTCGCTTTGATATTCAATTTCTAATATGCCCACGCCTTCCTTATTGATAGTCCCCGCCCGATTCAAGACGGGGAAACTATACTCCCAAATCCCAACCAGCGGGGCAGGGGACTTCACCGTTACCCGCAACACGGCGGCACGGCGGTTTGATTCTGCGGGCTTGGTTGCATCCGTTGCATCGGGCATCCCCCGCTTGGACTACTACACCAGCGGCGGCGTGACGGGGTGTCCTGCGTTATTGGTGGAGCCTGCGGCGACGAATGCGTTGTCATACTCCGAGGAATTTGACAACGCTGCGTGGGGCAAAAGCGCAATGACGGTTTCAACGGGAACAACGGCTCTTTTTACTGCACCCGACGGAACCACAAATGCCGACAAGATTATTGCAACAAGCGGAAATGTCGCTCATAATATTAATCGCTCAGGCATCGCAAGTGCCGCCTACACTTTTAGCGTGTTTGCAAAAGCAGGCGAAGAATCGGTCATAAGTTTGTGGTTGCGTGGGGCATCGGTTAGAGCGGAATTTAATTTAGTTAGCGGAACCGTCAGCAACATAACAACAACATCCGCAAGGATTGAGAATTACGGCAATGGATGGTATCGTTGCACGGTTTACGATTCTACCGCAGGAACTACCGCTCATGTTTACGGAAGAGGCGGTGCAGCATACGCAGGCAATGGTTCGGATGGTTTCTACCTATGGGGCGCACAACTTGAAACAGGCTCGGTGGCCACCTCCTACATCCCCACCACCACAGGAACGGGTAGCCGAAGCGCAGATGTCATCTCGGTAAGCGGAGCGGTCAGCGGGTCCATCGGGCAGACGGAGGGGACGATTTACATTGAATGCCAATCCGAATTTGCGACCAATGACATCATCGTTATAAACACCGCAGGGCAATCGCCTGGAATCAACTATTTGTCCATCACAAAGACGAATTTAAATAGATTTCAGGTGGGCGTACTTGCATCAGGTACATCGGTGTCATTCACCGAAACATCAGGAATCACATCGTTCGCTAAAATAGCCCTTGCATACGCAAGCGGGAACACCGCTTGTTTTATCAACGGCATTCAAGTTGGTACAACGAGTGCAACGGGTTTTTCGTTTAATGGCGCATTGAATAACATCCGATTCGTCGCCAACTTGGTAGCAGGCGCAAATATGACCCGCATCCGTGCCGTGGCCCTCTACACCACAAGGCTCACGAACGCAGAACTCGCAACGCTGACAACCCCCTAAGATGCCCACCTTCCGCAAGTTCGCCTTCCCCGACGCTGGAACCGCTGACAAGGCTTTGAAAGACCTGCAACCGCTGGACTTCGCCGTGCCGCTCGGACACCTCTGCGCCGCTACGGATGCGGAAGGAAACTGCATCAAGACCCGCCCTGAATTTGCGGTGGACATCCTATTCCAAGACACCTGCCCCGAAGCCTTAACCGCATTTGTGGTGTGGCCCGAACCCTGTGGCGTTCACTCATTCAGCGGTTGGGAAGAACAATACGCCGCTGACCACAAAGAATTTGCAACACCGCAAAGCAAATAACATTTCTAACCATGGGACTATTCAACCGCCGTAACGCCAACCCCGACCAACCCAAACTACCACTTATGAAATCAGCCGTCATCGCTCTGCTCCGCCATTTGTTAACCTTCATCGGCGGCACGCTTGTAGCCAAAGGTATCATTGACACCGCTACCCTCACCGAAATTATCGGCTCGGTATTGACCTTGTTGTCAGTTGGTTGGATGGCATTGGATAAATCAAAGGGCGAACCCAACAAGTAGGCACGGGTGAATCTTATCGAGACCACTATCATCGGCACCATCAGCGCAATCGTTGGCGGCGCAGTTGCTTGGCTGACCAAGGGCAAGTTCACGGCGGATAGTTTGCAGGTGAAGCAAGCCCAAGCGGTGCTTGCTATGTGGCAGGCTACGGCCGAGGCCCAGAACAAAGAGTTAATAGAATTACGCAATGAGTTATTAGTTTTGCGTCAACGGATTGAGAGTTTGGAATCTACCATCCACGCCCTTGAATCCGAAAACGCATCACTAAAAGCCATGCAATGATTCTACCACTAACCAAGCACACCCGAAACATCCACGAAGTCACCTGCCAATCGGGGCAGGAGTTCTTGCTAATTTCCGACCTGCATTGGGACAACCCGCATTGCGACAGGGGACTGCTGACAAACCACCTAAAGGAAGCACAACGCAGAAACGCAGGAGTCATCGTTAACGGTGACTTTTTTTGTTTGATGCAAGGCAAGGGCGACCCACGCAGGAGCAAGGAAGACATCCGAGAAGAACACAACAACGCCCGCTATTTAGATTCCATCGTCAACACGGCGGTGGAATGGTTTGCGCCCTACGCCAAGAACCTGCTACTGGTTGGCTACGGGAACCACGAAACATCCATCATCCACCACCAAGAAACCGACATCCTGCAACGATTCGCAAGCACGCTGAACTACGCCACAGGGTCAGCAGTTGAGGTCGGAGGCTACGGAGGAACCATTGACATCCGAGTGAACCACGACCCGAATCGGGGGATGAACTTTGTCATTCACTACTACCACGGGGCAGGCGGGGGTGGACCTGTCACCAAGGGGGTCATCCAAGACCAACGCCTCCTCGCAGCCACCGAAGGCTACGACCTGACTTGGATGGGCCATGTGCATGAACTCTACTACCACCAAAATATCATCCACAAATATGACCGCCCCAAGAAGACCCTCATTCAAAAGCCTGTTCACCAACTGCGTACTGCGACTTACAAGGAGGAATGGGACGGCGGATACATGGGCTTTCATACTGAACGAGGAAGAGGCCCGAAGCCTTTGGGAGGCTATTGGATGAAACTTGAAACCAGCAGGAACGCAAGCAAGGACAACAAAGGCACGGAACTGCAACTGCACGCCACCTTCACGCCTGCGGACCGCTTATATTGACCTGTACGAAGTAATCGTACGCCTAAAGTAGCGGAATCCGCTACCTTGCGCAAATTATCCCTCCTGCGTGTCGGAGGCGGTCAAGTACAGGTAGCCGTACTCCTTCTCCGCATTGAACTGCGGGCAAGCCTTGGTCACACCTGGGAAGTCACGATGGCCGCAGATGCGGGCCTTGGGATATTTCTGCAACCACGATAGCAGCACCCCTGCGATGGCTTGGCGTTGCTGGATGGTGCGGTCGTCCGAATCCTTACCCCCGATGTACGACACATGCAGGCTCGTAGCGTTGTGTCCTGCAACCCCGTTGGTCACTTTGTCATCCGTAGCAAGGGTCGTGATGTTCCCATTGGCCTCAATGATTTTGTGGTAGCCCACCGACTTCCAACCAAGCCCCTCCTTCCAATGGCGGCGGATGGATGCGATGGTGGTGTTCTTCGGGGTGGCGGTGCAATGCACGACGAGGTGGGTTATTTGGCGCATGGTTATTCTTCGGGGTTAAGGAGGGGGTAGTAGCAGACGGTATGATCCTGATCGGCGGGCAACTGGGAGGCGGACACTTCGTGAACCCCTGCCCATTGAGCCTTAGCGGGGTCGTACCCCAACAACTCACAAGCCCTG